TGATAATCTGCAAATGCAGCGTTATCGTTCCTCACTCCGAAGTGAAGATCTGTTACCAAAGCTATTTTCATTCTGCAGTTTTCTCACGCTTGACAACCTTTCTACGTTTGGAGGCTTCAAATTCTTCGATGAAGTTATTCATATATTCAGTTGACCATTCACTCATTTTTATATTGTCACCAAAGTCAAACCCATTATCATGATCTTGTGTATCTGCTGTCATGTTCATAAGATTGACTTGTTCAGTCATCTTATATTTCGTATAAAGGAGTTTTTTTTCTTTTTGTATTCTTCTGAGAAAGGCATACCATATAATCTGTGTGAAGTATGCAAAGGGATTTTTTGATTTGTCTGGATCGAAGTTATCTATATACTGTAGACAATTTTCAATTCCGTCAGCAACCATCTCATCTTTAAATGTGTAGTTCATAAAGTTTGGTTTTCTAGCTAGATGTGTTGCTATTTTCATCACACATTCGCCTATGTAATTAGGAACTCTAGGTCTCTCTAATTCATTTTCAATAGCGTGTTTAACATCTTTTCTATATTGAACCAGCGCACTCAGGAAATCTTTATTATTAACGTATTGGACTTTCGATTGTTTCTTTTTTTCACTCATATACAGCACCACTATTATAAACTATAACTAATACAAGTATACCACAAAGTCTGCGGCAAATCAACACTAATGTGTAACATCATCCTCAACATACACACTGTGAGAAGATATTAATTCATCCTCCCATTCATCATAATTGTTTTGATTATCTTCATAATCATCTAAGTCATTCAGACTTTCATCATAAAGATTGCATATGTATTCTGAGGGTCTAGCATAACTGACAACGTGCCACGATTTCAACGAAAATTCAGTTTGATCGCTCTCCATCCATTTTGTAGCAATCAATGATGCAGCCCCATCTGTTTTGGGTCTGAAAGTGAGTAGAAGTGGATTGTGGATAGTAACTAAGCGTTCAGTTGTTAAAGAAACTTTACAGACTATTGTGTCTCCATTTATCAGTTTCATGATTGCTGTTTGATTAGTCATTGTTTCTCCAAGTTAATTTTGTATATCTTGTAGTCGAACTGTTCTTCACTATAAATTTTTACTCTTTCATATAGATGTTTTAATGTATAGTTGACTTTATTTTTGTACTGTAGATTATCAGCAATATCGTATAGCACACAATTGTTTTTAGTTTCCGACTTTCTCAAACCTCTACCAATTGATTGAAGATTTCTTATTCTTGATTTGGATGGTGAAGCGAAAATAATGTTGTGAAGATTTTTTATATTGATACCAGTACTGAAAGTACCATAAGAAGCTATTATAATTGCATCAGATTCCTTTTCCGTTATTGATCTGATACTCTCACGCGTTTCTGCATCTGTTCCTCCAAATACAAAAAACACTTTTCTATCTTTATTTATATTGTTCAACATCATGCTATAAAGGTCTTTACCGTGCTTCTCTACGTACTGAAACAATACTAGCGTGTTACCTTTCAGCGACTCAGTAAGATTTGTAATAAACTTATTTCTTTTTTGGTTTCTAACAATAAAATCCATTTCTTCTTGAAACTTCAAATCTTTACACGCCTTACAAATTTCATCCGTATATTTTAAAACTAATATTTTAATTTCTAAATTAGCAACAGTACCCTCATTAATCAAATCTTTAGTTTTTACAAATGATTTAACAGCCCCAAACAAACCTTCTAATACTAGCTTGTGAGTTTCTGTACCGTCCAGCGTTCCTGTGAATCCAAAACGATGCTTGCAATCGCTTAGTTTTTGCATAATTGTAGTTAGCGATTTAGCTTTGAACAGATGTGCTTCATCTCCAACTACTAGGTCAAATTGCTCAAACCATTTTTTTGGCATCTCATAGACTGATTGCCATGTTGTTATTACAATGTCTTCAGTTATGTTTTCTTTATCCACGCCACCAGTAATTTGTTTACACTCATCTGCATACCCATATGTTTTAAAATCACTTGACATTTGCTTTACAAGGGAAATTGTTGGTACAATAATCAATGTTTTCTTTTTGTAATATTGTGTCAGCAAATATATGATCAACGATTTTCCAGAAGCTGTTGGTGAAAGTATCATAGCTCTATCGTTACGAATACAATGAGCAGTAGCTTCTAATTGATACTCCCTCGGTGTTAAAGAGAGATCCAAACTTTCACCGAGTTGTTTAACTTCACTAATCGAACATTCATTAGTATAATCTAACTCATCGTTGATACGGACGTCATAATTTCTGTCACTACAGAACGATTGTATGTAAGGGAGAAGTCCCGTATACATTGTCGAGTTTTTGTTGAATAGTCTTATTTTACCATCCCACATTCTACTTTTGTAGAGCGGCATGAATTTGTACCCAGGTACATAGAACGAGAAATATTCAGATAGCTCTCGTCTAATGCCTCCTGAGCAGTCGACCTTCAGGTATGTTTCATTCACTTTGGATAATGTAATCAATTCTCTATAGACCGAAGTTTGTGAGTTTCCTCCATTCGATACCATTTTTTATTTGGAAGCCCCTATTGTTTATACTTTTCAGTATATCCTCCAATAACGAAACCACTTCCTCCTGGTATGACATCTTAGTTAGGAGTTTAATCATATCTTTATCACTATCAATGTAACTTGGCAAATCTAGTTTGAGCACAGTGCGTTGCCAAGGCTCTCTACCAAGCTCTTTCAGATCTTCAGGGTGATTGAGATCACCTTTATAGTATTCTGAAAGAACCCTTGTTAATGTTTTTCTTTTTATTGCTAAGCTTTTCAGTATAAGTTTTTGTTCGTAAAGCAATTTAAGATACTTTGCATGTAAGCTTGGTATCTTTAAACTTTCGGTGTCAAGTTCGACATCATCTATTTTTGAGTCGACAGTCCACATTTCTATTATTTTATCAATCATCTACTAATACCTCAATTTTGTATTATTATAATATATTTTGTTTGTTTATTCAATAGGTATTAGGTTTTCTTTTTCGATCATATTAATTATTTGATTAGTTAGTTTGAGGTCTGCTTCCAGCCACGCTATCTTTCTTTGCAACTCTTCAAGGTGGTTGTGGTAATATAAAAGTTCTTTTTCTTTCTGATCTTTAATATCCCGTACATCATCTAACGAAACAATTATTTTATCAGACATATGTTATACCATTTTAGGACGTAATTCTATCTATTGTATAAATTTTATATCTAAATGAGACTGTAGCTTCGAGATATTCTATATCCCCAAGTGAAGCATCGAAGTTAAGTTCGGTTAGAGTAATTGGAAACATATCTTCAAAATTAATTCGAAGATTCGGATTGTGATGGCTTGACATTATAATTAAGGACCCGTCAGAATACACCTCACCAGACTTAAAGGCAGATGTGTTATTTCTGTACGCTGATTGTTCAAACGATTCTGGGTAACCTAATGATACCAACCAATTATGTATCTCCAAGTAATTTTGTAGATCTTCATCTACTCTGAATCTAAGATTTATTGGCTCGTATCTAAGCTTGTCACCTGGCAATGGCAATGCTACAAAAGGATCTTCTTGAGAATATTCACCAAGCGTTAAAGTTGGTATAGGTACACTATAAGTAAAATAATTTATATTAGGCGTTCTATTTAAAACAAATCTGAACCCAGTAGGGGACATCATGTTTTTATTTGTAGGTTGATTTTGTAATGTACTCATAAAAATACCTCTCTATTATTTATATAGATAAAAAAAGGGTCCCGAAGGACCCTTTTGGTAGACAGGTTTCCTGTTCTTATTATTACATCAGGTTAGTTACTGCAACCATTCTGTAGTATACGTTCTTATCAGCAAATGAGATAGAACCATTACCAGCAGTAGCACCCTTAGCAAATGGATTGGCAACCATACCATAACGAGTCTTGAAGCCAATCTTAGGCTGGAAGGTATTTTCACCAACCGCACGAACCATCTGCAGAGGTACATATGGGCAGTAGAACAAACCAGCG